ATAGTCATTCTGCTCATTGCCTTGGTTCTCAGCATTTTCAATCAGGCACACGCGCAAGGCCGCTGGTTCAAAGACGCTGGCGTTTTCGTTGGCCTTGACCAGACATTCAAACAATCCCCGCAGTGCTCGGCCAATACGATTGACGACAGAGGCACCAGCAACATGGGCTTCTGGGTCAATGCCTGGCAGTATCAGAATGTCCAAGTCAATTTCAAATACACGCACCACAGTTGCGTGCTTGGCAGAGATCGCAATGCTTACGATGCTGCTGGCATCGAGCTGCGCTGGACACTTTGGAAGCGATGAATATGGCCGAACCTACATCCACGACCAGCATCAGCATATCGGCGCTGGCCGTTGCACTTATGGGGCCTTTCGCGGGACCGTATGCGCTGATCGTATTTTCTGCGCTGGCTGGTTCGCTGTGGCCGTTGTCGGCTACAATCAAGACTGAAAGTAGGGCTGCTGGCGCGTGGCTGTTGCTGCGCTGTGTGCTGATGGCTGTTGTCCTAGTCGGCTCAGCGGCTGCGGTGATCGAACGGTTTTATAATATCCCGGCGGTTGAATTGCTTGCGCCACTGGCGTTTGTTGTTGGCGCGCTAGGCAACGGCTGGCGCTCGGTAATGAGTGCAATCTTGGATGCTATCAAGATCACAATCAGACGAATCGGTGGGGGCACATGATTATTTCGCTCGTAATTCATGAGATGCTATGCGCGGCTTTGTTTTATACCGTGTTTTGTCGAGCGGTTCACACGAACGAAGAAACCACGAAGCTATCCGTGCGCCTGGCTATCTGCGCTCTGGGCGCAGTTGCCTGCCTAGGTATGGCTGCACCGATTGTCTGGTACTGGACGCCGAACTGGTACACCACAGCTTTGCTGGCCACAGTCGTCATCAGCCAGTCGATATTTTCGGTTCAATGGCGGAACGGTGTCCCGAATGATTTTTGCAGGACTACCGAGCAGTCCTGAGCGCAAGCTCTAGCGATTCTTGCAGCCTGCGCTCAAACACTGCCTGACTGACGCGCAGGCCGTCGTCTCTCAGCTTCAATCTGGGCTCAATATCTGCGCGCGGTACTAGCAGGTACATCAGGCGCAATTCGGTCTTGTTCCTGCCTTTTCTGCTTCGCTTGAGTGCAAGCCATTTCCTGCCCATGAATTCGATAACCTCAGCTTTGTTGCCCAAAGATTTCGGGCGGTCGGCTTTGCGTATCATGTCCTTTGGCGTTCGCCTGACCAGGCTGGTGGGCACGGCCAGATAATTGCCTAGCGGACTTTTCGCGCCACCAACCTCTTGCAGCCCCATGAAAGCATCACGGCTGAAAACCATCGCCTCCAGATTCTGCTTAGTAGCGCGCTGTATCTGAATCCCTTGGCGCACCCAGTTATTCCTGAGCGTAAATCGCTGCGCCAGATTGTTGCGCACCTCGTCCTGGACATCGCGCGCGGTGACAGTCAGCGCCCGAGCGATGGCAAACGGTAATTGCTTGGCATCGGTAATTCTTTGCAGCTTTGCCACGGCCTGCTTGATGTTGCTCTGAATGTTCATTCGTTTACTCTACCCTAAATTGGATTTTGAGAATAGAATACAGGAATGAAATGGCTCACGATACTCACGAAATGCGGCGTCAAGTCAGACGTAGCCCAGCAATGGGCACCTGTATTCAATTCGCATCTAGCCCTGCATCCTAGGGCAATCCCTTACTTCCTCGGCCAAGTGTTGCACGAGAGTGCCAATCTCACACGGCTGGTGGAATCTCTTAATTATCGAGATCCGCAGCGGCTGCGCGCCGTCTGGCAGAGCAGGTTCCCTACGGTTGCGTCGGCTTTGCCTTATGTTGGCAACGCAGAAAAGCTGGCCAACCTGGTCTACGCCAAACGAATGGGAAACACCGAACCCGGTGACGGCTGGCGCTATCGTGGGCGCGGCCTGATTCAAGTGACTGGCCGGGCGAATTACGATGCAGTGGGTAAGGCCATCGGCCTTGATCTGGTGGCCGATCCAGACCAGTTGCTGAAACCAGACATTGCCCTGCGCGCCAGTCTGGCTTGGTGGTCAATCAACGTGCCTGCCCATTACATCGGGGATGTTGAGAAAATTACCCGGGTCGTCAATGGCGGCACCAATGGCCTCGATGAGCGCAAATTCGTCACCGCGCAAGCGATTGGCGCGTGCGCATGATTGTCGGCTTCATAAATCTGATACCGCGCTGGGCGCTGCTGGCCGCGCTGGTGGCCGCACTCGCTGGCGCGGCCTGGCAGACAGTCAAACTTGCATCGGCGCGGTCTGACCTGCTCACCGCCGAACGCCAGATTGCCGATATGCGCACAGCCATTGCCGTCGCCAATACCGAAGCGGCCAACAAGACAGCCGCCCTTCAATCCTTCGTCACGAAAGCCCAAAATGAAGCCAAGAAACGCGAGAACGATCTGCGCGCCGCTGCTGCTGGCGCTCAGTCTGAGTCTGACAGCCTGCGCAACGACCTCAATACCCTACGTCAGCAACTCGCCACAGCTTCCAGCGATGCCCGAGCTGAGCGAGCCTCTGCCATCGCAGCCGTACTCGCGCAGTGCTCAACCCGCTATCAAGTGCTGGCGGAACGTTGTGACCGGCACGTCAACGACTTGCGAACCATGACCGAAGCATGGCCGAAATAGTGTAGAATCTTATTTGAATGTCTCCTTGGCGGTTGCAGTACGCAATCACCCCTTTTGCCCCGGCCTAATCAGCCGGGGTCTTTTTTTTCCAGTCGGCGTATTTGTCGCCACGTCTGCCTTGTGATACCTAAAGCGTCGGCCATCTTGTTGTCAGACAATCCGAGCCTTCGCTGTAGGTCTAACAGCTCCGGTGCAGTCACTTATACCTCCCTGTTTATGAGCTGCCCGGGCAGACTGGTGCGCTTACAAACAGTTTTCAAGACGTAAAGGTTTTAACCGTCTGAAAACTGCCAGTAAGATTTTCAACGTATTAAAACGGTATGTCGTCATCGATGGCTTGGGGCTTGGCCACCGGGGCGACTGGTGCAGCCGCCTGCTGCTGGTCTTGCGGCTTGAACATCGACACCAGGATAGATTCCCCACCCTTCCCGCTCAGGTCTGGAACGCCCGCCGGATTGAACCAGCGCGCCAGCATTATGAATTTGTTGCCGTCATCAGACTGCATCACTGCGCCGACATTCTGCCACCGGCCTTTGGTCTGGCCTGATGCGCGGTCTTGATATTCGCCGGTTTTGACGGCGAGGTCATAAAGTTTCTTGGAAGCCATGATTACCTTTCAAAGTGTTGTTAAAAAACGTCATCGGTGTTGTCTTGCGCCGGCGGTGTTGCTGCTGCGGCTGCGTTGAGTGCAGACAGTGCCGGGTCTTGCTGCTGCTGCTGTGCGCCTTGCTTGAGCTTGTCGAAGCTGGCCGCACTGGCCTTGGCGGATTCGATAAACGCTTTGCCGAGCGCTTTCTGAATCGCCTTCGGCGTCGCTTCCCAGGCTGAGCGTAGGGCATCGACGCCACCTTCTGCGGCATTGAGAAGCATCCCTCTGGCGTGCTCGACCTTCGGATTGATCGCCTTGCCGCCATCTACCCAGCGCCGAAGCGATACGCCATCCTCTGAAGTCACATAATCCGCACCACGACCGAGCACGTCATGCAGTTCGGCTGGGCATTTCAGCACGTCCTGCCTGCGCCCTTGATCGTGCATCATTAGCGAGACCGTGGCCTCGAATGAGAAGTTTTTCTCTTGAATCGGCTGGATACCCAGGGGGCGCGGATTCTTCGGATCGGAAAAATCCACCTTCTCACGGGCACGGGTGCAGGCGATCACGTGCGCAGGCGATTGCAGCATGTGCGTCATGAATCGCTTATGCTCGCGCTTGGCGGTTTTCCAATCTGCGATGCGGCCACTGGTATTGGTGGCGATCCACTCGCAGCCACCTTCCGATTCCCATTCATGCGTCACCGAGTCGATGACGATCACCTCGGCGCCAGCCTTGCAGGCCGCATCAATCGCGGCGATGTAGCGCTCAGGGCTGAATGGTGCGTAGAAGTCGATCACACGGAACGGCTGGGGAAGTGCATTTGCGTAAAGGCTTCCCCGGCGGTTTTCAGTGTCAATGAGCACGATCTTGCTGGCGTCATTGTTGGCCAAGCCATACGCGAGCTGGAGGGCTGTATAGGTCTTGCCAGAACCGGACACGCCAGAGAGTTGAATCAGTAATCGAGCGCCTTGGCGCTCTGCGGTCTTAATCTCAAACATAATCACCCCTTAATTATCAATTGCTTCGGAAACCTGCTTTTCTGCCCAAGTCGGCAGTGTCAGCGGTTTGACTTCGGACGGATACCCAGGCCAAGTGTTGCTCGCTACGCAATTCTTGTAAATCGCAAGCAAACTCTTGTAGGTCTTGCGACCGTATGCGAGTAAGTCTTCACTAGCGCTGTAATACGCGCTCGCAAACGGTGCATCTTTTTCCTGCGCCAGCCAGATAAACGTGGGCGGCTGGCTTGTGCCGTGCACTTTTTGGAAGCCGTCGCAGTACCAGGCCGATTGCAGGTGCGCGTCATAGTTCCAGACGAACTTGGCAAAACCTTCCGGGCTGGCATCGAGGCAGGTCTTGCCGTCAGCGATTAGCCCATGCGGAAACATCTCGCATGGTGCGACCATAAAGTCCGGGCGCATCTTGCAGTTTGCGCCAGTGTCTGAATCCACCCAGAACATCGAGGCTTCGCAGACTGCGCTTACGCCATCGCCGAATAGCACCCGGCTGATCGGGTTGCTGCGCGATGCTTCGCGCATACGCCTGAGCTGTTCCCAGGTGGACGCGCTGAGCGGTTCCAGTCCGCTCGCTTCCAATTCTGCCCAGAGGGCTTTTCCTTCCTTGGTGCGCCGATCAAGGCCTTCCGGCACCTGAACATATCGCTCGGTGAATTGGTCAGGTTCAAATATGGCGCAATGCCAGGCCGTGCCCTGCTTCTTGGCTGGCGTGGGTTGCTCGCGCTCACGGTCTGGGTCGAGATACCGAGACCAGTAGTGCAGGGGTGAACGTTGTAGCAGCTTGAGGCCGCTAGAGCCGATTGCCGGATGATCGTGGTATTCAGCATTAGGTAGATCTTTAATCATAGAGCTCCTTGTTGGTTGATGCGCTTCAGTACAGCGCTTTGACAATATAGCATATATTCTTACATTGTGGTACATTGTGGCACATTGTATTATCTTGTCTATTGGGAAAGGATTTACATGACTAACCGAAGCATCACTTTGCGAATGCCTGCCGATCTTGTCAAAAAGATTGACGCCATTGCCGCTGAGCAGTCGAAGCGGTTGAGCCTGCGCGTGGATCGCAGCCAAGTCATTCGGCAATTCATTATCAAAGCACTGGAAGGAAAATAATGAGACGAGTCTATATCGCTGGACCTATGTCCGGTCTGCCAGCGTATAACTGGCCGCTATTCAACGACACCGCCGCCCGACTTCGGGCGCAGGGCTATAACGTCACCAACCCGACCGAAAACGGGCTTCGCGCAGATGCGCCTTGGGAGCATCACATGCGCCGTGACATCGCGATGCTGTTGACGTGTGACGCAATACTGATGCTGCCTGGCTGGTCAAAGTCTCGCGGTGCGATGCTGGAGTGGAAGATCGCCGTCGAGCTGGGCTTTGACGTGATCTATGAAGCCTCTGAATAAATGATCGAACTACGACCATATCAATCGACCGCCGTCGATGAGCTTCGGGCTGCCTATGCTTCCGGGCGCAGAACGCCATTGCTGGTGTTGCCAACTGGTGGCGGAAAAACAACGATATTCGGCTACGTCACCCATGGCGCTGCTGCCAAGGGCAGGTGCGTTTACCTGGTGGCGCATCGCGCCGAGCTGGTGAAGCAGATCGCCGCTACGCTGGCCAGATTCGGTACTCAGCACCAGATCGTCGCGCCCGGTTCAGTAGTCAGGCAGGCGCAGGTTGCCCAGTTCAAGGCGCACGGGAAAACCTACACGCACCGGAATGCGAGGGTTTATGTCGCCAGCGTCCAGACCTTAGTCAAACGCCTAGACGACCTGCCGCCGCCTGACCTGATCGTAGTCGATGAAGCCCACCACCTGACGATGGACAGCACGTGGGGTCGCGTGGTGAGCGCCTACCCGGCGGCCAAGCTGCTACCTGTCACAGCCACCCCATGCCGCCTGGACGGCAAAGGCTTGGGGCTGGGAGCCGGAGGCTTCGCCGATGAGATCGTGACGGGTCCATCGATGCGCGAGCTAATCGACAGCGGCTTCCTGTCGCCGTACCGGATATTTGCGCCGCCGAATGCGCTTGACCTGTCTGGGGTGCGCACCAGGGCAGGCGATTACGCCAAGGATCAACTGGCCGTCGCTGTCGATAAGCCGACCATCACGGGTGACGCCGTGGCGCATTACAAACGCTTGGCGACCGGCAAGCGAGCTGTCGCTTTCTGCGTATCGGTCAGCCACGCCGAGCACGTTGCAGCCGAGTTTCGCCAAGCTGGAATAGCGTCTGAATTTCTCGATGGGAAGATGGACGCAGCCGAGCGCGAGAAAACCATCGCCAGGTTTGAATCCGGCGAAACGCTGGTGTTGTCGTCATGCGACATAGTGAGCGAAGGCTTCGATCTGCCAGCGATTGAAGTCGCTATCTTACTGCGCCCTACCGAGAGCCTGAGCCTGTATCTACAGCAAGTCGGCAGAGCGCTTCGCACATTCCCCGGCAAAGAATGCGCGATCATTCTCGACCACGTTGGCGCAGTGGTACGGCATGGTCTTCCGGACGAAGACCGCGACTGGTCACTCGATGGTGTGCAGCGCCGCCGCCGCGCGGCCAACGACAATGATGAGCCTGGCGTCGACCGCGTGGCCACCTGCCCGAAGTGTTTCACGGTGCACCTACCCGCGCCACGGTGCCCGACTTGCGATCACGTGTATCCAGTCAAAGAGCGCGTGGTTGAGAGCACCGAAGGCAACCTGATCGAGATCACTGGCGATCAGCTAGAAGCACTGCGCCGCCAGAAACGCGCCGAGCAGGGTGGCGCAAAGACGCTCGATGACCTGATCGCCGTAGGCCGCTCGCGCGGGATGAAACAGCCCGAAGCCTGGGCGCGCCACGTGTTGCGTGCGCGGATGGCGAAGTATGGGGCGCGGGCATGACCTGCCTCGGCTGCCAGCGGTGCGAGACCGACCCCATGGTGACCCTGATCAACGGCAGGAAGGTGTGCAGCTATTGCCCAGACTGGCGGCTTGAGTGCGAAGCTAGGCAGGTTGCCGCCATGCCTACACTGGAGCAAAGAAGAGCCTACATGGTGGAGGTGCAGAAAAGGCGCGGCCAGGCCGCTTATTTAGAGCTTGCGCGAGTGGTTTCCGTTGTTTGGAAGAATAACTAGGGTAAACCCCTATAAAATACTATTTACAACGTAAATAAATAGGCGTATAGTTATCTACATGGATAGCAATAAAGCTAATCCTACACCAAGGAGAATGAAAATGATGACAAGAGCCGAAGCAGTAAAAGCATTATCCGAAGCAATCAAGTCTTACAGCGGCGAAACTGGACCGGGCAAGTGGTCTGTAGAAGAAAGCGCCAATAGCAATAGAGCGGCTGTCGGCTTGGTGTACACGGTCGAATTACAAAACCTTGCCTTTCCAAGCCCTCACGCTGACATAAAAGATTCGAGCTACATTTTGGAAAAATTCGGCGGCAATCAGATACTAAAAAACGCTGGACTTGATTATTTTGATGGCATGTCAGATTGCTA